GTAGATCCAAGTAAAATCTGAACTACGCTAGAACAGGTAAAGCAAGGAGTAAAATGAGTGAACTATATAGACTGAAAAGTACAACCAGATTTCTTATATTTTGCATGAGATATATACGAAAAACTAGACTTGCTAGAAAAAGATAAAGAGTGAATGTCTGATGCACAATATCAAAAGCAAAAGGACTGACTAAAAGCAGTAATGCCACCTAGAAGAAGCCTACAAGATATTGAGTTTTCTGTACTAGATGAGCAGCTAATGGCTACTGAGACAAATCAAATAGAAACAAGGAATATGAGAAATCCTGAAACATGAAGATGGGAAGATACAAATGTAAAATTGACAATTGATGATTTATTCTGGAAATATATGACATGAGACTGACCATCATGGAGTACTAGATATAAAAGAGACTGAATATTCCAATGAACAGGAACTAATCCTCAGAATGTAAGAGACTACTATACAGGTAAAAAGAATATGAAAAAAGAGGATCAATGACCTGCAAAAGAACGAGCTGATGTACTATTTAATGACTTTATTAAAAATTCACTTCCTGAAGAAGAAAAACAAGCACTAGAAGATAAATATAATAAAGACTATGTGGCAGTAGTAAGACCAAACTATGAAGATATGCCAATTCAAGTAAAAGATATGTCAGCAACATTTCATGGACAGCCTTTGAAGTTGTCTCCTATACAGTGGCTATGAGTAAAAGCTATGGTAAGTAAATGAAGTATGAATATAGCACACTGAGTAGGTTATGGAAAGACACTAGAATGAGTAACAGCTACTGAAATAGTATTACAAAGATGATGGGTAAAAAGACCATTATTGATAGTACCAAAATGAACTAAAAAAGACTGGATTAAAACATACAACGAAGCATTTCCTAATAGAGAAGTAGTAGATTTATGAGGACTATTGAAAGCTGATATTAAAAGGCTGACTGATGAATTTGGAGCAGATCCTAGAAATTGGTTGAAAGATGGACAAGTATGAATACTAACTCATTCATGATTTGAGAGAAACTTATCATTTAAGAAAGCATGGATAGATGAACTAACAAGAGGACTAAGAGATGTAATGGAGAGCAAAGATGAAAGCTGAAACACAAAAAAGAAAAGTGCTAGAAAACAAGATGAAGAACAAGAAAAGCTAGAAGCAACAGCAGAAGAAACAGCAGAGACTAAGAGTAGAAATTCTAAAGCAATGATAGCTCTCGCTAAATATAATCCTGACTGACTAAAAGATTTGACTAATAGATATGAAGACTGGACTTATGAAGAATTTAAGCAACAATTCAAGGACAGATTCACTAAAGAAAAAGTAGGAGATGAAGAACAGTGATACTTTGATAATCCATATAAGATAGATGTGGCAGAAGATATTATGAATGCTGACATAGATGCAATGTGGTCAATGAGACCTGTATATGTAGAAGATTTGGGAATAGATCATATCGTAGTAGATGAAGTGCATAACTTTAAAAACATATTCAAGTCTGCTGAAACTGAAAAGAATGAAGACTGAAATAGAGTAAGAGATAACAGATTCTGAAATGTACAAGGTAGCTCTAGTGCTAGAGGTAGAAAAATGTACTCACTAACACAGTATATACTACAAAACAACTGATGAAGATGAGTATTTAGTTTATCAGCTACACCATTTAATAATCAGGCTTTGGAAGTATATAATATCTTATCACTTCATGCTTATAACAGACTATTGGAGATGTGAATAAGAAATATCAATGACTTCTTTGGTAAATTCTCAGACTTTAAGGAAGATTTGGTAGCAAAAGCTAATGGAACATTTGAATTTAAGGATATTATGGTAAGTTTCAAAAATGTAAGAGAATTACAAAGGCTATTGCTAGAATATATGGACTACAGAGCAGATAATCCTGACTTGGTAAGACCTGAAAGTGTAGTAAAGAAAGTAGAGCTAGATATGTCAGATTTACAGCAAGATGTACAGGACTGAATAGAAGCACAGCTAAATGATGAACAAGCACTAAAAGATAATCCATGACTAATGCTAAAACTTATCTGACAAATGAGACTTAATCTGATTTCACCTTACTTAACAGAGAACTATAAAGATATAATACCTACACGACAAGAACTAATCGCTTCATCACCAAAACTAAAATTCTCACTAGATACAATTAAAAGGCTAAGAGATGAATGAAATAACGACTGAGTATTTATCTATATGCCATATATGTGAAAAGATGGAGTACTGCATAATGTACTAAAAGAAGCAATAGAAAACTATGTAGGAGCTGATAGAGTAAATGTAGGAATAATAAACTGAAAAACGACATGATCTGTAAAAGATGAAGATGGAGAAAGTATAGACAAGAAAACAGCCATTGCTAATGAGTTTAGGAGCTGAAAGCTAAATGTACTAATCTGATGAGAAAACACAGTAGAATGAATCAACCTACAAGATGAATGATATATAACAATAGACTTATTGCTTGGTTGGAATCCTACATTGACTACACAGCTATTTGGTAGAGTATGGAGACAGTGAAATCTAAGAAATCATACAATTCAGTTATTACCACTGATAAGGAACAGCTGAGATATAGTAATGCTCCAGAAATTCTTAGAGAAAAGTAGTAGAATTAACGACCTATTGAGTTTCCAATGAACACTATTCAATGTAGAAGATTTGGACTCTAACGAAGAAAGACTAGCTCTATTGACTGATATAAATAAGAAAGCAGACCTACAAATACTACTAGATGATAAGAAATATCAAAAGGAAGACCAAAAGCTAGTATCACAAGAAGAACAGATCCAAAAAGTACTAGATAAGGAAGTAAAAGATGATGATTTGCAGAGAGTACAAGAAAGAGTAGATAAACTCGCAGAGGAAGTAGAGAAATACAAAACAGCATTAGATGCTATACCTGAAGATAATCCAGCATATAGGAGTGTAAAATCAGATTTAGATAATGCTAAGTATAGACTAGAGACTGAAAGAAAAGACCTCAGAAAGCTAAAAGAACAGAAAAAATATGTAGATACGAAATTGCAGCAATATAATGTGAATAGTATAGAAGAACTAAGACAGAAATTACAAGAAATCTGACAGCAAAGACAAGATATAGTAAATCTGAGAGCATGACTAAAAGAATCAAGACCACAAGTAGTACAAAAACTAAGAGAAGAAAGAGATGAACAAATGAAGAATCAGAAATCGTATGATGAATACCTAGATGATATGAGTTATCTATTCAAGCAGAAAAAGAAATTTGGTACTAGAGCTGAACTGAAAGCATGGCTAGAAAAGAATAAAATAGATAGACCTAGTGATACAAGAAATGCAGTAACAAGTAATAACATGAACAAGATAACAAGCAAATAAAATAAAGAGACACTATCAAAAAGGTAGTGTCTTTTTTAATAATCAGGCTTTTTAACTATGTTTTCTATAACAAAAAATATAACTGTTTTTATTTTATTTAGTGTTTAATCATTTAATTAAGCTAAATGCTAACTTTTAATTCCTAAACTCATAAAGAGAATGGAAAACGAAAATCAAGAGCTAAACCAAGAGGCTGCTCAACAAGAAAACAATTCTGATACTCCAAAAACCTATACGGCTGAGGAATATGAAGAATTGAGGGAGAAGTATAATGCTTCTACCAAAGAAGCTCAAAAACTTAGTTGGATTAGTAAAGTCGCAGTGGACAACACTAAGTTTATCAAGCTCTACAACTCTGATAAAAGGCAGGCTGAAGAAGTCGCTAAACACTTTGGAAGATCAGCTAAAGAACTTTACGAACAAGTTAAAGCTGAATACTGAGACAGTGGATCAATAGATGTAGAAGATATTGATGAAAGAGCTGAAGCTATTGCAAATAAAAAGTTTGCAGAGCAAAGTCTAAAAGACTTTAAAGACAAGTATGGTATCTCATGAAAGCTAGACAAGACTTTCACAAATGAATTTAATGGACTGATGGAATGAAAGGACTGGGATAGTGAAGAAGTTATCAAGCAAGCTAAAAGAGCATTGAAACTATGTAGAGATACTGATGAGTTCCAAGAGGCTCTGAATAAGGCTAATTCAAGACTTGCTGGGGCATGAATCACTGGAAGTACTAGAGCTGATAAAGGCTGAAATACTGAAAAGTGACCTTATGCTAACTGGAAAGAACAAGAGGAGAAAAACAGCATATTCGGACAGTATGGAAAATCTAAAAACTTTTAATTTATTTTAATAAACTATTTAGAAATGGCATTCTTAGAAAGTAAACATTCAAGTGGTAAGAGCAGAGAATTTTTGACTGCTTCTAGTACTACTATCGCTAAAGGAGATGCTTTGGTATTCTCTAGTGGATATTTAACTCCTGCAGCTGCTACTGATACAGCAGCTAATCCTATCGTTATCGCTAACGAAGATGTAGCAACTGGTGCTGGAGAACACAAGAAAATCTTATGAGTACTTGTAGATCCAACATTAGAATTTATCGCTGACTGTGATGATGCAACAGCACAAGCACAAGTTGGAACTTCTGTAAAATTCAAAGATAAAGCTACTGTAGATAATGGAACAGCTGGAGGAAATATCAAGATTATTGAAGTATATCCTAACAAGAAAGCACTTGTAAAATTTGCTTAATTCAGACTTAAACTTTTATTTAGTAATTTAAGACAAAAATGGTTTTAAAGACACCTGACTACTGGGATCAGACTTCCCACTTGAAAATGATAGATGAGATTTTTCAAGAAAGTATGAAAGACAAATTAGATGATTTAACTCTTTTAAGAGTATTTGATGAGGAAACTAACTCTCACAGAAATGATACAATTCTTATTGAAGAATGATTAACTGGAGTAGCTTTCATTCCTGAGAATAGTGAATACCCTGATGCTAATCCATGAGATAGCTCTACTTTCACTATGACTAAATATAAGTATGGAGCTAAAGTAGTTATCACTGAAGAAATGAAAAAGTATAACGAAATCTGATCTATGAAAGAAAGAATCAGAAGTATCGTAGATGAATGAATGGAAATGATAGAACAGTCTCTTGCAGATATTCTATTATATGGATTCTCTACTTCTCCTTATACTGATGTATTCGGTAAAACTACTGGAGCTGTAGGACAAGCTGGTCGTGCTTTGTTTAACTCAACTGATAATAACATTATTACAGTTGGTGCTACTTCTAATCCTAACTTATGTTCACAAGCTCTTGATGCTGCTTATGTAATGGGAGCAACTAGAAAGAACAAATTAGGACAATATAAATCTATTAAATATGATACATTATTGGTATCTCCTGCATTAAGAGGAACTGCTGAAGTATTAGTAAATTCTGAAAAATTGCCATGAGGTAATGATAATGCTATCAATGTAAATAGAGGAAGATATAAGATTCTTGAAAGTGCTAGACTATCTATGAGATCAGATGGAACTGACACTTCTGCTTACTGGTTTGTATTTGATTCAAGAAAAATCAAGAATCAATTAAAAGTTAAATGGGCTAAAAAACCTGAATTAAAAGCAGTTGGAGAAGTTATCTTTGATGCTAATGAAGTACATAGATTCTCTTTCTGGTACTCTCGTGGATTCTTGAACTTTAACTATATCGCATGATCTACTGGAGCTAACACAATTGCTAAAGTTGGAATGCCAGTTGAAGTAATCAATACTACTACTGCACCAGTTAATACTAAAGAAGTATCTTAGTATAAAATAAATAAGAGGAGGACACCTCAGCCAGCTGAGTAAATCTCCTCCTCTTTCTTTTATATAGTATGACAATAAACCATGCTAAACTGACCTGACTGGAATAAACTATATGCTAATGGACAATGTCTATATTTCGGAGTACCATTCTCAGATGAGCAGTGGAAAGCAATAGATGGAGCTAAAACTGAATCTGAAAAGAATGAACTTATCAGAAAATTTAGAGAAGAATACTTAAAAACTATAGACACTGTAACATGAGAAGTTAAAAAGCCAGTAAAAGAAGAAAAGGTTGAAGAAAAACCAATAGAGGAAGAATCTATTGAAGATGTAAAACCTACTAAAAAGAAAGGTAAATAATTTTACCTTTCTCTTTTTATCAATTATCGTTGTATAGATGAACACTAAAAAAGAAATAGTAGATAAAACTTATTACTTACTAGGAGAGGATCAGTCTTCTACTGTATTTGATAAAGAGGGAACGGTAGTACCTATGATTAGGTCAATGATAGACAAGATATGTAGATGTGATATTACTAATATAATCACTCAGCAGAAGATAAGAGGTGGAATACTAGACTTTTTGTATGAAGAAAAGACTCTAAAAATACCAAGAGTAAAGAAAACAATAGAAGAAATAGATGAAAACAGCACTTATATTTTATTAGACAGTATAGACTGACTGCCTACTAAATGAAGAATAGAAATAGACTGAAATATAATCAGCTATGACTGACTAAGTGAAGAAAATACAGCAATTATAAAAACTCAATGAATAAATGGGTATCATGCTGCTAGTAGTAGTGTGAATTTTGCTTATTTACTACCTGAAAATCTGATAAAAGCCTGCGATTTCTATGATGTGGAATATAAAGAAATGCTAAAATTTGTAGATTTCAGAGAAGAAAGGAACTATGAAAGATGCTATACTATTAAACCATATAAATGAAGAAAAGTAGCAGTATTCTATAATATAGATAATGCACCAATAATGATTAGCTGGACAAAAAAGCTAGAGCCTATTGAATCAGATGAAGATGAATGCTGACTACCTGAAAACTACTGAAAAGATATAGTGGCTTATCTAGTAGCTGGATCACTATTGATAGATACTTCTGAAAGCAATAAAGGTAAAGATTTATTGAATCAGTGATATTCAAGCCTAGAAGATATGTATAGTTTCTATGCTACACCTACAAAGAAATTTAGAAAAAAGATTAAAACGACTCCTTTAGTTTCTAACTTACGATAGGAGAATGATAGAAGATATAAAGATACAAGCATTAAAAGCTCCTTTCTCAAAGTGAATAGTAATGGATAAAGGAGTACATTTGATGCCTGAACAATACACACCTGAATCAAAGAACATAAGAATAAAGAATGCTACTACAACCAAAAGAAAATGATATGTAAGAGTAGTAAGCTCTAATGATAGCGACCATTTTATAGATAACATGATAAGTAATGGAGATGATCTATTCGCTCTAAGTGATAACAAACTATATAAAGTGGATTTCAACTCTGAGCTGACTATGACAAGATATACAAATCTGACTTTTGATGATGATGTTTCTCTACTTAGGTACTGGAAATATCTATTTTTCTTGTCAGAAAATACAGCAAAAGGTTATTACCTAGATACTTCAACTGGTACATGATGAGCATTGACTATAACAGATAATGCTTATTTCAGATTTGGAGAGATATATAAACAACAAGTATATTTAGCATGATGAGGAGATAAAAGCAATGTGCTATATGGTAGTAGATCATGAAGTTATGCAAGTCCAAGCAATATACTAGATTTTGACTGAGATGGTAGTCAAGCTCTATACTTCCCTACTAAAATTATGGGATTAGCTGCTATCAGAGAGCAATTATTTGTATTTACTGAAAATACGATAGAGATATTACAGCAGTCTAGTGCTGAATGAGGAATAATAGCTGACTATTCAATACCTATTGCATGAAGTAATCAGCCAGTAAATCCAAAAATGGTAGTAAAAGCAGATGATTTGGTATTCTTCCGAACTAAAGAAAATCAAATGAAAAGTCTGAACTATATGCAATGAGTAACTGAAACAGTAGTATGAGATGTATCGCATAGACAGAATTTATCTATTGTAGATTTCATAGATACACTAGATGAAGACCAAAGTACAAGTTTCTGATACTATAATAGGAATGAGAAAACAGTACACTGGCACTTAAAACAAAAGTGAGAGCCTATGCCTAACATAGTACTGGTATATGATGTGAGTACAGACAGCTTTTTCATAGATACTAATAAATACTTTAGATGTGTAGCAGAACATAATAATAAAT